TTGCCACTGTCAGTCATGAAAGCAGCAGTGTCATCAGCACTGTGGCCTATAGCAAGCCATGAATCCTTGTCATCATCAACAACAACAACCCGCGGCTCTGTTACTCCATTGAACCAGCCTAAATCCTGCGACCTAATGCTCGCATCACCAAACACAAAACAAGGAACATCTATTGCTCCCCCTTCAGGTGTGCTTATAAACAGTGCATTAGCGTTGGCATCGTCCGTTGACCACTCGATCTGAGCGTTACCTATATAAAGAATGGCATCCAAATAGTTCTGCCAATTGGTGTCATCATAAATATATCGAGCCTGAGTGTCCGTTTCATAACATATTGAACCAACTGGTGCAGATGTTGGTTTCGTGTCTGCTGCAACACCTATATAGTGCTCCGGTATTCCCATTTGTGCAAAATCAGCCATATTTAACCTCCGAAAACTACATCACTATCCAATTTGTGCCATCTTTGGTGATGTACCATAGAAAAGTGTCTGTTTCATAACATCGGCTACCGATTGGCACACCCGTTGGTTTCGTATCATTAGATGCCCCGATGTAATATTTTGGTATTGCTTCCCTCACAAAATCTGCCATTTTGACACTCCTGAATCCAGGTATTAAAAAGCCCTCTATTGAGGGTTGAATAATCTAGGTTATTTTTTCTTTTTTCTTGATTTGGTAGCTGGTTTTTTAACCGCTTTATCTTCAATCTTGTTAGGATTGTTTTTTGATGGTTTGCCACATACCGAGCAACAGAATTCACCATCTATCATGTTGAAATAAGCGCATTTACAGTCCATAATTAGCCCCCCTTTTTGTCCTCATTCCACCACTTCCAATTGTGTGCAATAAGATTCATTGAAAATCGAGGTTCCCAACCCAACTCATCTATACGTTCCTTTGCCCAATCCATCAGATCTCGATATGGTGGATCATAATCGTATAGCATGATTGCAAAGTTCATCATTGCCAGTATGGTATCTTTACGCTCCGGTGGCAGGCTGCAATTGACCTTGAATTCATCCCGAACCGTAATCATCCTGTGTGCATTCGGATGCCATGTGTTTTCTATTGTTGGCTCTGGCATCTTGTGCAACACCGCGCTCATAATTGTCATCAATGGGCGCTTGATCATCTTTGTGATAAACATCTGGTATTTAGAACCATAAAGACACCGCGCTTGTCTGCGCTGCCGTTCCCTATTCCTTGCGTTTACCTGTTCTTGCCACTCTGTTGTCATAGTTTTGAATGGTGGGGGAGCGTTGCGCTCCCCCACCGTTATTTTTAGCCATAAGCCATAGCGTCACTGATTACCAGTGTGCCATCAGGCAGAACCAATATGAGATAAGCTGTTTTGGTTGGTAGTGTCGTGACATTAACATCAATATCACCGTCACTTTCACTGACAAGGTATCCAGCGATATCGGTCAGCGTTTCCACGAATAAGCCATCTGTACCAATGGCAAATTCTGATGTATCTGTTGAATCCGCACAAATCTGATCCCCTGTAGCTGTTTTGGCTAGATAAGCAAATACAGCGCCAGCAGCAGCCAAATCACTACCAGCAGCATCCTCCAACTGAATCGCACAGTTAAAGGTTGCTGTGTTGGTCTGTGTGACTGTTATCGTAGCACCAGCAGGGGCATTGGCTCCTAATCGCGCCTGACTTCCTTCAATTTTTCCCATGTTTCACCTCATGTTTTGATAAGAGGGGTGGTGTTACCCACCCCTCAGATTCGACCTATATTCCGGTGATCTTGCAGAATGCAGTGTCACGGAAATGAACCATTGCACAGCGCATATCGGCTCTGACTGCCTGTTTGCCTTTAATGAAGAAATCGTCGTGGGCGTTGGTGACTTGGAACTCGATGCCGCGTTTCATGAACAGCATGGAATACATCTGGTAGTCACCGCAGATGGCAGTGTTGACCGTGACAGCCGTGGTCTGCACCACGGGCTTGCCCCAAATCTGATCCGAGCCGGGGTCTTGAGGGTTGCCGAAGATGTAAATACCGTCGGCGGTCCTCAGCAAACGGATAGCCTGCCAGTCAGTCGGGTTGATAAACAACACGGTCGGCTCGGCAAAGCCAGTCGCCCGAACTAACGTGAATGCCTTATAGATGGCGTCCGGCGTCGGGTCGGTGCCTTTGGCTTGCGATTGGATACTGTTAAGGTTAAGTGTTCCCAACAGGTTCGGTGTGGAACCGTCACCCTCCAAGATTTGCCCGTCTAGTCGTGCTTTGACCATATAAGTCAAGCGCTGATCCAGGTATGAGGTAATGCCGGGCACGTCCTCCAACTGCTCGTCGGTAACGGGTAGCCAGGTGGCGATCTTCTCTACCTCGTCACTGGTTTCCGTCAGTGCAATCGCGGCCTCACCGTAAGTACCCCCGGCGGCGGCTTCTGCCGCGTTGTTTGTGAAGGTGGTTTCCTTCATGTATTTGATGGTGTCCTTGTCGGTTGTGCCCATCGGGATATAGTCCACCACGCTTAGCGGGCGCAGCGGGTAGAGTTCAACTCGGCTGATCCGCGTTGCTTCCGGGTCCCAACCTGCGGAAGTCTGGAAGAGGGTCTTCAGGTTAATATCCACTTTAGCGGATATGTGCCGATGTTCTGATGCCTTGGATTCGATGAACATCTCACCGATGGATTTAATCGGGGCTGCTTCCTTCTTCTCTGGCGCTGGCGAGGTTTCAGGGCTGTAGGCTTTGGCTGCCAGTGTAGAGCCCTTCTCCAGTTCCCGGAGTTCTGTCAGGTCGTCGTTGAGGTCTTTCAGCTCCTCGTTGATCTGTTGCAACTTCTCCACCTTCGCGGTGGTATCGCCCTCGCCCAAACTCTTGACCTTCGTAAAATCGAGGTCCTCCCCGGCTTCCTCGTAAGCGACGTGAGCCTGTTTAGAAACCTCGGTGATCTTCTCCTGGACTTGTTTTAAGGTCATATCTGTTTTCATTACACGTTTACTCCTTGTAGTTTTGATTGGGTTCTGATGTACTCGTGATAAACTCGTTTCACCGCGTCTTCATCAACTGATTCCGGGGTGATGATGAGTTCGTCTATTTCGGTCAACAACGCGCGCATTTCATCCGATAAGGCTTTCATGCGCTCGATATTGGCCTCCGATAAGGTTCGCCCTTCTTCCTTCCTCAAATCAGCAAGCGATTTGGTTCGGGCCAACAAAGCATCGACGGCAGCAAGCGCCGCATCCGCTTCCTCGGTATAGGTTTCTCCTTTGTCGTCTGATTTAATGGCCAGTGTCGCGGTGTCTATTCCAGCACCCCTCAACACTGGTGATGCTTCATAAACATCAACCTCTTTCAAAATTCGATAAACCGAGTTACCTTCCCACTCGGCATCCTGTTCAAAATCCTTTACTGTGAATCCATAACTCCATTCCTGAAGTTCCGGAGCAAATTTGACGGTTTCGTAATGCTCTTTTCCAGTTTCCGTTTTGAGGTTGAACTGACCGTCAACCAGAACATCATCGCCATCCTCACGGATCACACCTTTTCCAACTGGCAAAGCGCCCATCCAACTTTCATGCTGATATGCAGAAATCAGTATACTTTTCCCTTCTGGAAACGCTCCTGGCAGGGTCACATCACCGTCTTTGTCGATCACATTTAACGTGGCGATCCTGGCGGTGAACTCCCCCTTTTTATCGTCTTTGAGCTCGATCCCGGTAAATGATTTGCGTTCCATGTCCATAATTACCCTCCCTGTTTTTGGGGTTCGTTGTCTAATTGATCTGCCGCGTTAGGCGTGGTCATATTCAGCGGGACCATGTATATATCTCCCTGGTCATCCGGCAACGGGTTCATATTTTCCAGTTCCCGGATATCGTTAGCCGACAGCCAGCCCCATTGACGCCCGACTGCATAGGCTTTGTACCTGGTCGCCGTGTCACCACGCAGTAGACCCACCACCAGGAACTCGGTGAAATACTTCTTGTTTTCCGCACCTGGCAGGAGTCGCAACTTGGCTGCCTGTTCCCACCGGATGAAGTCCGGCATCAGATGATACATCACCAGCTCAAGCGACTGCTGCTCGATGTTGGAGAAGGTCGCCTGATCCAGATCGGCGATAATGTGAGGTGGTAAATGCAGAATGCGGGCCATCTCCCTCACTTGGAATTTCCTGGACTCCAGGAACTGGGCGTTCTCCGGAGGGATTCCGATTTGAGCCCAGCTAACACCTTCCTCCAGGATAGTGATGCGGTGCTGGTTAGAAAGCCCGGTGTGTGCTTTGTCCCATGATTCTTTCATATTCTTGCGGGCGGTATCTGATAACCGGTTCGGGTGTGTGAGTACGCCGCTTAGTGACGAGCCATTGCCGAAGAACGTCGCCCCGAATTTCTCCATCGCCTTGCCTAGCCCGATAGCCTCACGATGCAACGTGATCGGATCGTACCCGACCAGTCCGTCAAAGCCGAAACCGTGCAGATGCAGGATTTTAGATGCAGGCAATTCAACCGAGCCGCCACCCGGCAACGTATATCGATAGACGATAGCTTTGGTTTTATCGTCCCGGCTGACATGCATCATGTCCGGGCGTAACGGCCATAACGCCGTCGGTACTTGTTTGCGAGGGTCCCACTCGATCTCTGCATAGGCATTGCCCCAAGTCCAGACGTGGCCCTCCAGAGCCTCTTTGAAATCGAAGGCGGTCATTTCAGGATTCGGGGAATCGTGCAGTAATTCGTAAAGCTGATGATCGGCTGCGCGTTGCTTTCCCCTGGGTTCCAACCGCTCGTACACAATCAACGGAACCTGGGCGACAGTGCGAGCCCTGAAGGAAACTCCGGAGTAATACGCGCTACTGGTCAGGGCGCTGGTTTGGGATACCGGAACTCCACTGCTGGCCATCGTGCCGCCCAATAACGCCACTGGTGGTTGTGTCCAGAACGGCTGCTGCATAAATTTCGTAATTACACTCACTTGCTACCCCTTCGCCTTTCCCATCATCAGGGCAAAGACGATCATAAAAACACCAAATGTAATAATCCCTGCCGGATAATAAATACAACCTACACCACCACTCACCACCACCGCGCCAGCTATCCACAATGCGTCTGTTTTGTCAAAGCCAACCAAAGCCCCGTTCCTCATAAATGGATTGGCCACCGTCATCACTGATAGCTCTACCGATCGCCATAATCGAACCAACCGCGCCATCAATTTTACTTTCATTCCGTTCCTTATACGGGAATACATTGTCTTTTTTGTCGAGTTTGGCAACCACGTTTGATATCATCCAGGTTAAAACCGGATCGCCGTTGTGATGAATCTTGTCATCCAGAATCAGGGCATCCATTTCCTTCATGGGTTCCGAAAGATAGTTGACCGTTTGTGGCACTTCCACCATGGTCAACCCTTCTTTTTGCATATTGGTGACAAATTGTGGCGCTCCCCACGGATCGTGTGGAACTTCTACCACTTCAAATGTCTTGGCATCCTCTTTCAAATCTTCCTCAATGATCTCGAAGTCAATCCGGTTGCCGTCTGTTAAGGTTATCCACCCATCCTTTGCCCATCCCTGATAGTGCGCCTTGTCCGAACCCTCGGCAGCTGCTTCCGGCAAGTAGTAACTGCCGAATATATAATAATGGTAAAAACCATCAATCTCACGTTTGAATAGCCGCATTTTGGCTGCTATATCAATCTTTGATGCAAGGTCAATGGCTATCCAGCACCGTTCACCCTCGAAGTCACTGAGTTGCAGTGCGGGATCTGCGCAATCTGCCCATTTCTTCATATTGAAAAAGGCAGTGCCAACACTCATCCACTGGTTTAAGTGCTTGCAACGAATAATGTTTTGCCGTGATGCTCTCTGAGTTGCTTCGAGCAACCGCGCTTTCAGGTAATCTTCAAAGACTGAAATGCCGAAATTGGGATTGGCTTTTTTCCAAACTGCAAAGTCTGTCCAGTCATCGTGAGTATCAATCGTATAAATAATGCCAAATAACTCATCATTCTGAATAACACCGTCCAGCATCTTACAAACCTGATCACGCTTGTCATAGCAAGGGCTTCCAAGGTTCCAGCCAGCGGTTGTTATAACCACCTGCAGCGGCTGGAACCGCGCACCCATGCCGGTGAGCATGGTATCGTACAGATCCGGTGTCTGGTGTTCGTGGTATTCATCCACGATGGCACATGTTGGGCTGGCTCCATCACCAGGTTTCCCGATTATAGGTTCAAACTTGCTGTTGGTTCGTAATATTGAAAGGGTCTTGGCATTGATCTCAACATCAAAAAAGTCCTTGAATCCTTTAGCCTGTAATGCCATCTGCCGCGCTGGTCCGAACACTTCCCAAGCCTGTTTTTCCGAGGTTGCGCCTGAATATACTTCAGCACCGATCTCACCGTCTGAAGTGAACATGTAATGTCCGGCTATTGCAGACTGTATTGACTTGGAATTCTTCCGTGGGATTTCGGCATACACTTCCCGGAACCGTCTGAGGTCATCTTTTTTACGCAACCACCCATAAACACAGCACCAGATGAAACACTGCCACGGTTGAAACACTATCAACTCTTTACGCTTCGCCCAATCCCCTTTTACGTGGGGCATTTTCTCAGCGAATTGACAGTATTTTTCAGCCTTTAATCGATCAAACTTGAAAGGATAATCAGCATCCTTTTCCCGTTTCAGATCATCCAGGTGCCTTTGACACGCTGCCTTGACCCATTTGCAGGCTGGTATTCTGCCAGCAACTACATCACGAGCATACTTATTCGCTTTGTTAACGTGCGGATATTTCTCTTTAACCGCCAAATGCCCCCCAACCGTCATCACCTTCCGGCTTAGACGGCTTTATTACTTTGCTTCGGCTTGATGGTGATAATCCGAGTTCTGCTAATAAGGATTGCAAATGTCGC